AGTAGCGCCCTTGGAATTGTAGTGCCAGTGGCTGAACCCCTGGGCATAACTCAGAATGCTCATGTCGCGGATTTTGAAGCTGCTCATTGTCTCTGTATCCTCTGTTGATAAAAGCATCATAGTCCAGTCGATGGTTGGTGTCAATATCTTTTTTATTATTTTTTCGCCAACCATTCGGGCATCGTGATATTGGCGTCCCGGACAGTGATAAGGCGTTTTGTCCCTTTATTAACGATATCATATTCATCATCGAGATATTCCACAGTGCAAAGGCTTTTGGGACGATACTCACCGCCGAGAATGCAGAAGGCTTTGTCGGTTTCACGGGCAGGAACCAAAATGGTCTGGAAGGTCACGGTCTTGGTCATTGGTCTCTATCTCCTGTCTATGAAAAGAATATACGGTATATCCCAATCCACGTCAACACTTATTTTCAAAATTTTTGGTAAATTTTTGGTTGAGAAAATAGGAAAGGGGAAAGCTTTTTATGGCTCCCCCCTTTTTTTTAATCAGAACAGATTATCATTTCCACACCAGTTTGCTCACACATATCCATACTGCGTTTAAAATTTTCCGCCCATATTTCATTTTTGTTTGGAACCAATTTTGCAATGATCTTAGTGATGCCAGATTGAATCAATGCTCTAGTGCAATCGGCGCAAGGTTGCATAGTTACGTAAGCTACACAACCTTCTAGTGGTATTCCGTTTCTGGCTGCGTTGTAAATTGCATTTCGTTCAGCATGTTCTGTCCAGAAGTATTTTTCTGGACGTTGATGGTATTCTTCTATGGTATCATCAATGCCACGGCAAAATCCATTAAAACCTGTTGACCTTATTTCGTGGTTTGGTCCAACAAGGACACACCCAACTTTGGTTGAGCGGTCCTTGCTTTTTTTTGCTGTCAGATGTGCTAGTTCGTTGAAATAATCAAACCAACTAAGCGACAAATCCGATTCGGTCTTTTTCAATAATATATTCCTTCACTAAGTCCGACCTTAGAATATCTTCTTTGGTGAACTCCACAAACTGAAAAGCCTTGATATTTTTAACTACACGCATGAATTCTTTTATACCATTCTTATCACGATCATAAATGAAATCAGATTGGCTAAAATCACCAGCAAAAATGATCTTACAATTCTTGCCTACACGAGTGATGACAGAATCGAGTTCATGTGCTGTGGCATTCTGGCATTCGTCTGTAATGACAATACAATCATTCAAAGTAATGCCACGAATGAATGAAGTTGAAATGAACTCAACCAATCCACGTGTTTTTAGATATTCGTATGCGTCTGATCTATGAAAAAGTTCTGTGCAAATTGCATAGTATGGTGCTTCATAGACTTTAGTTTTTTCTTTATTTGATCCTGGTAAGAAACCCATATCTCTTGTTGGAACTACCGATCTTACGATGTATATTTTCTTATATTGCGAATCTGCCTGCAATAACTCTTCAAGGGCAAGATAAAGGGAAATAAAAGTTTTTCCTGTTCCTGCAATACCATGAAGCATCAAATGTTTACCTTCGTTATAGGCTTTAAATGTGATCTTCTGGTTTTGTGTCAGCGGTTGAATCTCATCTAGCGTAAAATTCAAAGTCGGTGTAGGCGTTTTCCCTTCATTATTTTTTTGTTTTCTTTTTTCTTTTCTTGAAGTTCGACGTGTTCTTGCTGGTGCAGATTCCATTTTTTTCTCTTTAAAAAGTGTTGATCGTTGATCTGGTAAATCCTTTTGAGTGGTGTTTCTTGATCTCCTTTAATCTGTCTCTAAATGCTGAATCAGGTTTTCTTAGTCCCAATCTAATCGAATCACCGATAGCAGGTGCCGAAAGAAGTTGTGTGATATGCGGATTTTTCTTGAGAAATTTTTCTAGCTGCTTAAAGGTAAGCATATCCTCGAAAGTTTCTTGAGTATCATTATTTAAAAATTGATATAGGGGCATTCAATCGTATTCCTCGTCTTCTTCCATTTCTAGCAATCCGGCAATATTTTTCGATCTAAGAACGTTTACAAGACGTTTATTTTTACGCTTTTCTTTGTCTTGTAATTTGCTATGATAATTGTTTTCTTCATCTACGTAATCGCGTTCCATTTTACGAATATTAATTTTAGACTTGCTCATGCTGGTAGTAACCCCGGAAATCCTTTGTTGATAAGTTGACGTGTGATATTTGGATAAGGAATTGTCTTATCTTTAACGGCTAAAAGAAGTTTTGCATCTTCGGCAGAAACTGTCTCAAGTAATTCTACGAAAAGAGCTTCACGACGAAGTTGCGTTAACGTTTCATGCCCACCTTGAACAAAAAGATATAACTTTCTGCACTGAGAATATAATGACCCTTCCTGATCTGGAAGAGTATTTGGCTTATATGGTGGAGCACCTTCTGGTAAAAGCCAGACTACATTTGGATCGAATGCACCACGGATCATTGCTTCTAGTGGTGCGCTATAATTTTGTTTCATACAAGCAATGCGTTCATCATCTGTTTTCATTTTCGATACTTTGTCGAAAATTTCCGCCAATCCCAATTTCATTATACGAAGTCTCCAATACTTTCGGTTAAATTCTTAAGCTTATGTTCCATGAAATACGTCAACAAATTCTTGGCCTTTTTACCTAGTTGTTCCGTATAACTGCTCACTACTTCATTATATATGTTTTCGGGAATGTTAGCAAGATCGATTAGCTGTTCATTTCTCTTATAATTTCGCAACATAATTTCGTTACAAAACATCGTAGGATCAGAATGTTTAAGCCATTCTTCTAATTTCTTTTTGAAGAGAGGCTTTTGTCTTTCACCAACAACCAGACAATTATCATTTGATAAAATATTAGGAATTCCATCACTGGTATCTCCCGATATGATATGCTCAATCCGGTATTTTTCAATTTCTTCTCGTGTCATATATTTTTTTATCATAATTTGTTAAAAATCCTTGTCGCTTTATATAAATAAAAGAAGTAACGTCAAAAGAAAGTATTTTAGTTATGGCATATATTTATTGTTTCACCTTTCCAGATAATAAAAAATATGTGGGATACGCAAAATCAAATTTTGAAAAAAGATGGAAATCCCACCAATATAATTCTAAAAATTTAAACAAAAAAAGTAAATTATATGATGCTATTAGAAAATTTGGTTTTCAAAATATTTCTAAAACAATATTAGTAGAACACCCGGATGAAATATACACACTCAAAGTCCTAGAAAATATGTTTATTGAAAAATTTGATAGTGTCAATAATGGTTATAATTCAGTCAAAGGAGGGGGTGTAATGCCGTCTTTAAAGGGGGAAAACAACCCAAGTTTTTACAAAAGAAAAAACAAAAAAATGTCTGACTGGTTTGATCAATGTCAAATAGAAACCCACAAAAAAGCAATGACCAATGCTCATAAAGGATGTAAAAATACACATGCGAGAAAAGTCAAAATTGTATCACCACATTTTGAAGAATATATTATACATGGTGAACTCACAAAATTTTGCGTAGATTATAATTTATCGTTTGGAATTGTGTATAACTATCTTAATAACGGCGGGGGCGTTATTCCCGAAATTTCAAAAAAAGCATCAAACATAAAAAATTTAGAAAAACGAAAAAATACAACAGGATGGTCAATCTTTCCTTTGGATTAAAACATCCTTTACTGGTTGATATATTGCAACATTATCATAGGCCAGTAATTGTATAAAATCGTGATCCCCAGAAAGTATAAGAATTTTTTCCTTTGAAGAATACTCCATTACCAATGACGCAATAACATCATCTGCCTCTGCATGTTCAATATCAATTACTGGATATGGAAAATTATCTCGCAGTTCATAACGGAGTTTTTCAAAACACTCAAAAATCATCTTCCAATCTAGTTCTGATTCTTCACGATTCTTTTTACGATTTGCCTTGTAGTAAGGAAAAACTTCTTTCCTCCAATAACGTCTGCCATCACATGCAATAACAAGCTCGCCATATTCCTTTTTGAATTTTGAACGATATGAACGAATCGAATTCAAAACCATATGGCGAACCATGTTTTCTTCGACCTTGGCATTCTTATGATTTCCAAGCTGAACCATAAGATTTGATAGCATAACTTGTGATAAGTCAATAATAATCATAATATTAAACTCAACCTTTCTCTTTTGGAGCAACAATAATTTTTATTTTGTCTGATAAAGATAGCATACCATCTTCAGCATCTTCAAAGATATTTTCACATATTTCTTGGAATGGATGGTCAATTCCATAGCTTTTCAATAACAAAGACCTTACAGCCTCAATCACAAACGCGCCATCCTTTATATCTCCATCTTCTTCAGCAGGCTCAAAACCTGCCAAAGAAAGTTGATCGAAAAGCTTAGGCATGATGGTTTCGATTGTTTCTTGAATATGGAATTGTCGAATTAACTCCATATTATCTTCAACTTCTTCAATACTTTGAGGGCTTTGAAGATTTTGGTGTTTCTTAGGGAAATTAACTACATTATTGGAGTATGCCATATTTGGGTGTTCCTGTCAATAGAGTTATTCGTCAAAATAGATAATTTCACTGCCAGTTCCCACAAAATTAAAATCATAAATTTTACAACTTGGAGATTTTTTAATGATGCTTTGAGCAAGTTTTTCTCTTTCTGAAACTGGAACATAAAAGATAAAAAACCCACCACCACCTGCGCCTAAAAGTTTACCGCCAATAGCACCAGACATTACTGCCGTTTCGTAAATACCATCAAAATAATCATTGCTGATTTCTTTGGTAACACGTTTTTTATCGTGCCATGCCATATCTAGTAAATTTCCAAAACTATCCACATCACCACGTTCGATAAAGTCAACAGCCTTTATTGCTTTGTCTCTACCATTAGCAACTAAATTAAACTTATCTTCTTGTGACATGGCTGCTTTTTGATTTTTGAGAATTTCATTAGCAGATCGGCCAACACCACTATAAACAAGTAAAAGATTTTCGTTAAGCTTTTGAATTGTCTCGGAAGTTATTTTTGGTTTGATGACCGTCACAGATTCATCGGAATGAAATTTTAGATAATTGAAACCACCATAAGCAGCAGCATATTGGTCTTGTTTACCGATAGGATATTGGCAACGGTCAATCTCAATTTTACATGCAGCAGAAGCTAAAATTTCAGAATATTTTGTTGGGTTTGTTTTACGATTTTCATTTTCATAAATCATCGTATTAATAAGACCAACGGTGAATGCAGAAGATGATCCCAGACCAGTTCCTCTAGCAAGAACATCTGAAATTGAAGCCGTAGTATATTTTTCACTTGTAACATATTCTTTAAATGTTTCACGAGTGATATCATGACGCATTTTATCGATTTCGTCAACAGTTTCTATGCTGTCATAAATGTTCCTGAAACCAGAATGCGGAACATTATGAGTCATTACGTAAATGTATTTATCAATCGTGGCAGAAAAAGCAGCACCAGAAGACTTCTGATAAAAAGAAGACATATCACTACCGCCACTAAAAAAACTTATCCGCAAGGGTGTCTTAGAAATGATCATTACAAAGTCCTATAGACAAAAGTTTCAGTTTTCTTCTTACGACTTTCTGGGGTTGGATATTGTGACAGAAGTTGTTTGAGCATCGTTTCCCATTGATTTTTAATACGATTTATGTTATATCGTGAATCTACAAAAATTTTATTAAAATTAGTCATATTTTTATGCTGATCATTTTTAATCATATGAATTGCGGCATCTAAATGACCAGCAAAAATGTTTGCATGAACATTATTATTTTGACTACCATCATACATTAGATTTAGACCACCTGAAGTTTCTGGTAGTGCACCAAAATTTGGATGAACACAGACAAGACCGGCAGACATAGCTTCGAGCATAGAACGGCAAGATGTTTCGAGCCAAATCGAAGGGTATGCAAAAATATGAGATTTATTTAAATGAGATTTTAAATCGGTATTAGGAACAAATCCATGATAAGTGATTTGCGGATGATTTTTACAACGATCAAAAAGTTTTTCAAATGGAGCATCAGCATTATCCCAACCATAAATTTTGAAACTTGAAAATACATCAAGATGGATTTCAGGATATTTCTTTGCCAACATTTCAAAAACAGGCACAAGAATTT